GGCTTGAGGGGCAACGCCGCCGCCTCGGGCGAGAGCGGCAACGCCGCCGCCTCGGGCTGGAGGGGCAACGCCGCCGCATCGGGCTTGAACGGCAACGCCGCCGCCTCGGGCCGGAGAGGCACAGCTTCCGTAACCGGCCCGGATGGAAAAGCGTCTGCATTAGGCGAACAGTGCCTTGCCGTGGCATGGGGCCAAGATAGCCTTGCAAGAGGCGCTGTGGGCAACTGGATCGTTGTTTCCGAGCGTGACGATGATGGCAACATCATTGACGCCAAAATCGTAAAGGTGGACGGTGATACCATCAAGGCGGACACGTGGTACAAACTGGCGAATGGTGAGATCGTAGAGGCATCGTAATGTATTTGTGTGATTATTGTGGGGCAGCGTTCCATTCGCTGGATTACATCGAGGAAAAGTCCGATGAGTGCGGAAACAGCATAATTTATGTCTGCCCAGAGTGCGGAGAGGAGATTATCCCCGGAGAAGCGGATGAATGTCCTGTTTGCCACGGCTGGAAGCCGATGAAAGCCGCTATGTGCCACAAGTGCGAACTGGAAACAATCGGGAATTTCAAACTGGCTATACGGAAGTTTTCCGATGTGCAGCTTGATTATATTTCCGATCTGACGGAGGGTGAGTATCTCTCGGAGTTTTTGCATAAGGGGGGCTTGGGATGATAAACGGTGTCCTCCGGTACATAAAAGCTACAGTGGAAATCCCATTCCCGGAGGGGAAAATGTGCTGTAACCTCTGCCCACTGCTGGAGACTTATTCGCGAAATCAATGTCGGAGAACAGGCGAGTATCTGTTAGACACGAGAATCGTCGGGGCATATTGCCCGCTACAAGTTGTTGATGAGGAGAAAACCGAATGATGAATATCTATGAGAAAATCGCAGCGATTATGCAGGATGTTCAGTATCTTGCAAAGGACGATCATGTAGAGTTTGGCAGCACCAAGTATAAGGCATTGAGCGAGGAGAAGGTAACCTCCATCATGCGTGCGGAACTGCTGAAACACAAACTGGTTGTATACCCCATCGCACAGACAGCCGGGAGAACTGGGAACATTACCCACGTGGATGTCATCTACCGCATGGTCAACGTGGAAAACCCGGAGGAATACATCGAGATTGCATCCTGCGGAGATGGAGCAGACACACAAGACAAGGGCAGCGGCAAGGCCATGACCTATGCGTTTAAGTATATGTGGCTGCGGACCTTTGCGCTTCCCACCGGCGAGGACCCGGACAAAATTTCTTCCGCCGAGCTGGACGAGAAGGAGCGGAACGCTGCTCCGGTGTGTGAGCGATGTGGAGCTGACATTGTGTCCGTCAGGAAGCGCAACGGCGAAATGTGGACGGTAAAGGACATGGTTAAGTACTCCAAGGGCCGCTACGGAGCGCAGATGTGCGCCGACTGCATGAAGGCTGCAAAGAAGGAGCAGGACAATGTTGCAGGCTGATGTGACCGCCGCACGGTGGCAGCAGGACAGCGACGGGGCGTGGCTGTGCCTCCGGGTGCAGTCCCCCGCCTCTGCAATGGCCATCTGTGACGAGATGAAGCCGGACAAGCAGTATGTGGCGCAGATCAAGCGCAAGGGCAGGAGCCTTGACGCAAACGCTTATGCGTGGGTGCTGCTGGATAAACTGGCGGCACACTATGGGATCCCGAGGAATGATGTGTACCGGGAAGAAATCAGGATCATTGGTGGTGTGAGCGATGTTGTGTGCATGGTATCAAAGGCGGCGGACGAGTTCTGCCGCAGATGGGAGGCGAAAGGAACCGGCTGGATGGCGGAACAAGGGCCAAGCAAAATTCCGGGATGCGTGAACGTGGCGGTTTGGTACGGCTCAAGCACCTACGACACAGAGCAGATGTCACGGCTGATTGACCAGATCGTTGCCGATTGCCGAGAAGCTGGAATCGAGACTATGACACCGCAGGAGTTGGATGCGCTAAAATCACGCTGGGGCGAAGCCCAGCCGTTGGGAGGTGATAAAGGTGACTGATGAAAGACGGTGCTTCCTGTGCGGCAGAAATGGAGCGGGTGACCCGCTGGAGCGGCACCATTAGGCACATCTTCGGCGGCGCGTACCGCAACAAAAGCGAGAAATACGGCCTTGTAGTGTATCTCTGCGGCGAACGGTGCCACAGGAACGGTGGAAACGCTGTACACCGCAACGGGAATCAAATGCGCCTCCTGCGCCGATACGGCCAGTTAAAGGCCATGCAGGAACAGGGATGGACGGAGGATGACTTCCGCCGTGAATTTGGAAAAAGCTATTTGTAAGGAGGAAAACGATGGTAAACAGAATGATTTTGCAGGGGCGGCTTTGCTCTGACCCTGAATTGCGCCGCACCAACAGTGGAACAGCAGTGTGCAGCTTCCGTGTGGCGTGGAGCGAGAAGATTAAGGACAGAGAAACGAAGCTGTTTCTCCCCTGCGTGGCATGGCAGGGTACGGCGGAGATGATTTGCAACCACTTTGCTAAGGGCAAGGAGATCATCGTAGAGGGCAAGCTCTCCAGCCGGGAATACGAGGACAAGACTGGCAACAAGCGCACTGTGGTGGAGCTGACGGCGGACCGGGTACATTTCTGCGGCAGCAAGGACAGCGCACCGCAGCAGCCCACGCAGACCTTCACGGAGATTTCCGAGGACGACGGCGATTTTCCGTTCTAAGGCGGTGCGCCGATGCCGAACAGAATCATACGCGAGAGCATCTGCACCAGCGACAGCGTAGATAGGCTTTCATGGTTCGAGGAGGTCTTGTTCTATCGGCTGATTGTTTCTTGCGATGATTTCGGACGCTATGACGGACGGGCCGCAATTATCAAAAACAGGCTATTCCCTTTGAAAGAAAATCTTACTCTGAAAACTGTAGAAAACGCCCTTCATGGACTGGCGAGTGCTGGATTGGTTGCCCTATATACTTCACAGGGCAAGCGCTTCCTCTACCTACCAACATGGGGTAAGTATCAGACACAGAGAGCAAAGGAAAGCAAATATCCTGAGCCTGTAGAGCCTACGCAAGCAGATGAAATCATTTGCAAACAAATGAATGCAGATGTCCCCGTATTCGAGAATCGAGAATCGAGAATCGATATACGAGAATCGAGAAGCGAGAATAATGCGCGCGAGGCGCGCTTCTCTCCGCCCTCTTTGGACGAGGTTCGGGCTTATATCGCCGAACGGGGGTCTACAGTTGACGCACAGCAATTCATCGATTTCTACGCCTGCAAGGGCTGGATGGTTGGGAAAAATCGCATGAAGGACTGGAAGGCCGCCGTCAGAACATGGGAGCAGCGCAGAAAGGAGGAAGCCGGTGAACAGCCAACAAAGCAAGAATACCATGTCGGAACATGGCTGTGACATCTGCGGAGGGCTGGGCTACACCGTCCGGCGCACGGAAAGCGGCGAACTGGTGAGCAGAACCTGCAAATGCGAGATCATCCGCCGGAATAGGCTTCGCATGGAGCGTTCCGGGCTTCTGGGACTGCTGGATAGCTGCACCTTTGAGTCGTTCCAAACTCAGGAGTATTGGCAACAGGCCGCGAAGCAAGCGGCGGAGAAGTATTTGACCGACTGGAAAGGCAAGTGGTTTTTCGTCGGCGGCTCTCCCGGCACTGGGAAAACACACCTGTGTACGGCGATTTGCGCCAAGCTGATGGACGGAGGAATCCCAGTGCGGTATGTGCAATGGCGGGGAGATATTCCGGCAATCAAGGCAAAGGTAAACGATGCCGAAGCATACGCCGAAGCCATGCACCCGCTGAAAACAGTCCGTGCGCTGTATATCGACGATTTTCTCAAGGGCGGCGTAACGGATGCCGACAAAAACATTGCCTTTGACCTGCTGAATGCCAGATATATCAACCCAGATGCAATCACGATCATTTCCACGGAACTGACCATTGACCGCATTTTGAGCTGGGACGAGGCAATTGGGAGCAGGATCAACCAGAGGGCGAAGGATTATATGCTGAACATCGGCAAAAAGCAGAATTGGAGGCTACAATGACCAAACGGGAGGAACGGAGATGAAGCACCTCGGGGATATTGCGAAAATCAACGGTGCAGAAATTGAAATCGTGGATGTTATCACGGGTGGATCGCCGTGCCAGGATTTGAGCATTGCGGGAAAACGCGCCGGATTGGCGGGAGCAAGGAGCGGATTGTTCATGGAACAGGTCCGCATCGTAAAGGAGATGAGAGAGCATGACAGAGCGAACGGACGGACAGGTGACATGGTCAGACCTCGGTATATGGTCTGGGAAAACGTGCCCGGAGCATTCAGCAGCAACAAAGGGCGAGACTTCGCGGCAGTCCTCGAAGAGATCATCCGCATCGCAGAGCCGGAAGCCCCCGATATTGAAGTGCCTGAAAAAGGCTGGAACACCTGGGGGGGCTACCACGATGAAGTGGGAGGACGATGGAGCGTGGCTTGGCGAGTGCATGATGCGCAATACTGGGGAGTCCCCCAACGCCGCCGTCGTATTTCGATTGTCGCAGATTTTGGAGGAGACACCGCAGGAGAAATACTCTTTGAGCGCAAAAGCGTGTCAGGGCATCCTGCGGAGAGCGGAACGGCGGGGGAAAGATCTTCCACCGGTGCTGAAGGATGTGCTTCTTACGCAGTCCGAATCAGGGGGGGGCTGTGACGGAGGAGGAAAGGGAGCCTTAGTCCAGACGGAGAAAAGCGGGACGCTTGGGACAGGGAATGACCAGACGATTTTCTGTTTGCAAGGAAACGCAATCGACCGTGCCGACACGACAGGATGCAACGGCAAGGGATGGCGTGAGGATACGTGCTATACGGTGAATACCATAGATCGCCCTGCGGTTTGCGCCGGGTTTAAGCTGGGGAACAGCGAACAGTCCCGGAGCATCGGATACGCCGAAGAGCAATCCCCCACGCTGAACGCAGAGTGCGGCGGGAACAAACCGGCGGTGCTATGCCTGAACGATCAAGGCGGGAATGTGATGGGCGTGAGCCATGATGTTTCCGGGACGCTGAGAGCACAGGAGCATGGGCACCAGCCCACCGTGCTGGATATGAGCCACGCCTGCGATGTCATCCGGGACTGCGGCGAGGTAGCGCCCAGTCTGCAAGCCCGTATGGGAACCGGCGGCAACCAATTCCCGCTGACGTACCAAGATGTGACAGGTACGCTTTCCCCCGGCGCTCATGCCGGGAGCTACAACGGGCAGGACGCATACAACGATATGCTGGTGTGCGGGGCAACACCAGATGTGGCACACGCACTGCGGGCAAGGGCTTCCTGTTCGTACCGGGAGGACGCAGAGACATACCCGGTGCAGAACATGATCGTGCGCCGCCTTACCCCGATGGAGTGCGAACGGCTGCAAGGATACCCGGACGGCTGGACAGACATCGGCGAGTGGATGGACAGCAAGGGCAAGCGCCGCAAGGATGCGGACAGCCCCCGGTATAAGGCACTGGGTAACTCCATCGCCATGCCCTTCTGGGATTTCCTGGCAAAGCGTATCAGTGCGCAATATCTGCGTCCTGTTACGATGGGTAGCCTGTTCGACGGCATCGGCGGATTTCCGCTGGTGTTCGAACGGCACAACGGCAAGGGCACGGCACGCTGGGCAAGCGAGATCGAGGAATTTCCTATCGCCGTGACGAAACTGAGATTTGGGGAGGATTGACATGACCACATTACGCATGATTCCCGGCATTACATACACCCGGAAAAACCTTGAAGCATTGACCGGTATGCCGGACAGAGAGAACCGCCGGATGATACGGGAGCAGAGGCGGCAGGGTGTGCCTATCGTTGCCATGAAAGACGGCGGCTACAAGATGGCGGAAACGGAGGAAGAAAAGCAAGCCTTACTTTCCATGTACCTCAAGCGGGCATTGGACGAGCTGGACACCTGCAGCAGGCTTGCAAAGGCCATGCAGGTGGATGGGCAGATGGAGATGGGAGGCGGCGATGGCTGACATGCACTTTACCATACCCCTGTCACCTGTGACAAAGAAAAACAGCCAGCGTATTATGCACAGCAGCAAGACGGGGAAATCGTTTATCATGCCGTCGCAGAAGTACATCGATTACGAGGCAAAGGCCGTGTGGTACTGCAAAAAGGCTGGTGTGCATGAGCCGTTAGATTACCCCGTGGAGGTTAAATGCCTGTTTTATATGCCAACCAAGCGGCGAGTGGATTTAACCAATCTGCTGGAGGCTGTGGACGATGTGCTGGTCAAGGCGCGGGTGCTGCTGGACGACCACTGCGGCATTATTGTCAGCCATGACGGGAGCCGGGTACTGTACGACAAGGAGAATCCACGCACGGAGGTGAGCATAACCGCCTATGAATGATTTTGACTATGACATCGTGCAGAAAAAGCGTGTTGCAAGAGGCGCGTTTGCCCATGTGAACCGCAAGCGTGGGAAATGCAGATTGCCCAGCGACTACCTCACTGCGGCGCAAAGGAAGGAGAGAAACGGAGCGGTGAAAACTTACAACATCACACGGCCTATGCCTTGGGAAGATTTCAAGGCGATGCCGGACGACATTAAGCGGGAATATCTGCGGAATATGCAGTCTTGCGGAGGTGCAGCTACATACCTTGCGGAAGAAATGGGCTGTTGCAGTGCCACTATCATAGAATGTGGGAAAAAACTTGGCGTGCCGTTTGTGCGAGGTGGTCGGAACTTTAACTTGTGGCAAAAGAAACTATCAGAGTGGCACACAGCCGAGGTTCCGGCAGCAGAAACGCTGGAGAAGCAGTCCGATGGACCAACGCCGGTGCGAAGTGTGGAACCGTTGCACGCGCGAAGTGCAGAACTGCTACACGCACGGCTCACTATCCGGGGAGACCGGGAAAGCGTTTTACAAAATCTACGCCTGCTTATGCCGAATGAATGTGAAGTCACGGTTGAGTGGTGAGTGGAGGAGAAAACTTGTGAAGGAGCATATTACCACTGGAGGGAAAACGCTTTGCTGGACTTGTAGAAAAGCGTATGGAGGATGCTCATGGACAGAAGTAGACTACACAAAAAAGGGCTGGCCTATACGATTTGAGCCGGTAAAGGGTTGGAATGCAATCCCGACAAAAAATGAAAAATACACATCATTTTTGGTGGTAAGTTGCCCAGAGTACGATCCTGATGATAGAAAGGAGGATACACATGACGGCAGATTTTGCGGGTATGGGGAAGCGCCTGCGGGAGGCAAGGGAGAAGGAACTTATGTCGCAGAATGATTTGGCTTTGGAATCTGGTGTAGCACCATCGACAATCAGCTATATTGAGTGTGGACACAGCACCGCATCGGTGTGGGTGCTGGCACATATCTGTGATGCGCTTGGGGTATCTATGCAATGGATGGTATACGGGAGAGGAAGAAAATGAGCAGAAAGAGCATATTTACAGTTGTCGGAGGTGCGGCCCTTGGTCTGCTGATTGCCGCCGGGATATTGTGGGTGGAGCCACTTGCCGCAGAAGCGGAATATGTGGAGGAGCAAGAACCTGTTTCCCCGCTGGTGGCGGAAGTAATCCGGAAAGAAACGCCACAGGAAGCCGCCTACACGCACGAAAGCACCATGACCGTGACAGCATACTGCCCCTGCGAAAAATGCTGTGGAGCGTATTCAAACGGCTATACAGCCACAGGAGCGAAAGCAACACAGGGAGTGACCATCGCTACCGACCCCGATGTGATACCGTTGGGGACAGAGGTTGAGATCGATGGGCATATCTACATAGCGCAGGATGTGGGCGGAGCAGTCAGCGGCAACCGCATTGACCTTTACTTTGATAGCCACGAGGACGCCTTGCGGTGGGGAGTGAGAGAAAAGATCGTGAGGTGGGCCGGATGAAAAGCCCCTGTGTGAAGGATTGCCCGGACAGGCTCCCCTGCGGGGCCTGCCGGAAGCGGTCGAAGGATCTGGGCAGCTGTAGCCAGAGGATGGGAGGGCAGCAATGGCCCGGCTGCGTGGCGTGGATGGTGTGGTTCCGCCGGTGCTGGCAGATGGTAAGAGGGGAGGCCCCGGAGGCGGGGCGGGAAGGAGTATAGACATGGATGCTGTGAAGTTTATCCGGGAGCGAAACCGGATGTGTAAGCATTTTCGTGGGTGTGCCAAGTGCCCTGCGGACGGTATGATATGCAGCACAATATGGGAGATGAATGACGCCGAAAGACTTGTTCAGATCGTCGAGGAGTGGGCGAAGGAGCATCCACATAAGACCCGGCAGAGCGTGTTTCTGGAGCAGTGGCCTAATGCTGTACTGGATAAAGACGGTGTTCTTCGTATTTGTCCCTCCTCTGTGGGCGGTGATATACCTAAGAAGTACAAGTGCATCTGTTTAACAGATTGTAGTGCATGTCGCCGTGAGTTCTGGATGCAGGAGGTGGAGTGAAATGACAAAGCAAGAAGCTGCTACTATGTTAGTGCAGTTGTATGCAGACTACTCTACCTTGTGTGACAAATATGGGTGGAGGTTGAGTGATGGAATGTCAGAGGCAGTGGCAATAGCTGTGCAGTCGTTGCAGGAGGTGGAGTGATGGAACGACTGACGAAGCGAGACACCGATGGACAGGCAATCATGGACTGCGAGAAGTGCAAAGCGGATTGGGGAGGCAAACACTGTAAGCCGATGGACGACTGCACCGCGTTGTATTGCCGAAATCGTGTGAAAGACCGCCTTGCCGCCTACGAGGACACGGGGCTGTCTCCGCAAGCGTGCGCTGAGGCACGGGAAGCCGGAAAGGTGCTTTCAAGCTGTGACATATCCTTCGGAAGACTTGCGGAACTGCTGACAGCTGACAAGGGCGGTCGGCTGGTGGTGCTGCCGTGCAAGGTGGGTGACAGGCTTTACGAAGTAACGGGTCGAAAAACGATCAGTGTGTACAAAGTTAGAGCCATCTGTGTGGAATTGTTCGGCTTGTTTATCGAGTGGGACATTGTAGAAGGGTTTGTTTGGCAATCGCTGTCAGGTATAAACGCCGGAGAAATCGGCAAGACCGTATTCCTCACCCGCAAGGAGGCAGAGAAAGCATTGGAGGCGAAGGAATGAAGCTGACTATTATCTTCAAGGACGAGTTTGAGGAGCGCATGAAAAAGCAATTCGGGGCTTTCACGAATCCGCGGCAGGTATACGGTGTGCAGTCCGTACACATGGAAGGTGGGCATCTATGCTCCACAATTTCGGACACAGTTCGCTGGCGTATGGATGACATTTCAAGATTTTACTGTGAGGAGGGCTGACAATGGTAAGCAATAAAAGAGCGGAAGATTGCGCTAAAACACTTGCGCAGTTCTGCAAGGATCAGGGCGGATGCCAAAACTGTATATTCAGGGCGTTTGGCGCTGATCGGTGGAAATGCCATGTTGGAGAGCCTGCGTGGTGGGATCTGGAAGAAGTAGCCGACAATATGGAAGCGAAAAAGCGGAATCACGGGTATTTGTAAGGAGGTGTGGCGCAATGGCTGACCAAATGCAGTTATATGACACATCTGCCCCAACTGGGGCGCCAAGATGGACGGAGGTGACGGCGATGCGGCTGATTGACGCTGATGAAGCATTGAGACTGTTTGGCGAAGAATACGAGGAAACGAAAGAATTGATACACAACGGTGAAACTCAGCTTGATAGTCTTGCCGAGGGATTTACAGAAGCATATCACATAATCAAGTATGTTGTTCCAACCGTTGACGCTGTGGAAGTGGTGCGGTGCAATGACTGCAAGCATTACAAGCCGGATGAATACGAATGCGGATGTGATTTCGCTGGTGGACTACCGTATGTAAAGGCTGACGATTTTTGCAGTTGCGGAGAACGGAGGAACCATGATTAAAGACAGCGGAGAAAGAACCAAGTTTCCAAGCGGAGCACTCCGGGATATGCACACGGGCAAGGGACGGATGGATTTGCTCCCTTGGTCGGCTATCATGGAAGTGTCGAAGCACTGCGAGGCGGGCGCTTTGAAATACGGGGAGCATAATGTCGATAAAGGGATCCCAACCCACAGTTTGTTAGATTCCGCTATTCGCCATGCGGCAAAATATCTGGCGGGCTATGTGGATGAGCCGCACCTTGTAGCTGCGGCGTGGAACCTACTGTGGGCGATCGAGATGGAGCTTGTCCATCCTGAATGCGTGGACACTCCGTGGAGGGCAGCCGATGGCGAATAAAGACGCAATGCTGGAAGCCTTGGAGGAAATCGAGAACAGTATGTGCCGCATTAAGGAGCGACGGAGCATTTGGCAGAATAGCCTTGTATATGCACTCTGCCAAGCTGTGCGGCTGCTTCTGATGGACAAGATCAAGGAGGGACGGAAATGAGAATTGACGGCAAAACCCTGCCCAACAACCCCATGAAAGCGTACCAGCAGGGCAAGCTGATGGGGACAAAGCAAAACATGGATTTGGTATCCGAAGTGCTGCTTACAAAATTTGGATTCCACGTGTTGGAGGAAACGCCGGACAGCCACGACACTATGAGTGTTGAGTATCTGCAAAAATGCCTTGTGGAGCTGGTGGACGCAAAAAACAGTGGCTATGTGACCAAGAAGGATATTGCGGACGCTCTGCGGAGCGACTACAAACTGATAAACAACGCAGAGTAAGGAGGCTGGCATGAGCCGAAAACAGACGCTGCCGTATGATGTGCGGCTTGAGTGCATTGCCTATGTCAGAGGTTATCCACGGCGGGTACAGGCGTACAACGACGCAAGGAGCGAGATACTGAGCGGCGGGAACAGTGCAACAGAGGGTATGCCCCGCTCCCCCGGCATTGGTAGACCGGCAGAAAGCAAGGCGGAGCAGCTTGCCGCCATAGAAAACTGGCCGGAAACCAAGAAAATGCGGGCTGTTGAATATGCCATAGACCGATGTGGGCGGGATTTGGAGAGCGAGAGCGTTCGAAAGCAGCTTACACAGGGGATCATGCGCAACTGTCAGGGCAAGCATAAGTATTCCCGCAACAAGATTATCGTACCGGGGATAAGTGAGCGGACATTCAGCCGCCGGAAAGAGCAATTTCTCTATGACATAGCCATATATTGTGGTTTTGCAGAGAAAGTTGGCACAAATTCCACCTAATGATGTGCTACAATAGGTACAGTGGATGATAAGGCATAGTCATCCACCCGTCTTTCCACTCAACCCGTTTCCTCCATCTTATGCGCCGCCGGTATTGGGCGCACCTTCTGGCACCGAAAGGTCATACCGGTATAAACAGCCTGTAGGGAAACCTGCGGGCTGTTGTTATATGCCGTGCGCTCGTTGCACCCCAAGATCAGGGGCGGGAGGTCGCACCTCCCACACGGCACAAATATATGCGGGCGGAAGCTGGGAGGAATCAGCTCCGATAGTAAAATTTCGGGTTCGCAGGTTCGAATCCTGTCGCCTGCACAAGATGCCGGGTAGCACCCGGACAATGTGAGACCGTTGTCGTCGTGGCTCACATGGAAATGACAATGCTCGCTGAAAACTGCGCGTGAGGATGCGTCCTCCTTGCCATGACCGAACAGCGGCACTTGAGATGCTTGCGGGGCCTCAAGCGGGCATGAGCGTGTGACAATCTAAGCGGGAAGACGACCAATATGAGGGCACATGTACCAAGGTGGCGACGCGGTCTCCAAAACCGTGTGTGGTGGGTTCAATTCCCAACTGTCCGTGCCAGATGTATGCTACCGCAGTGCGGCACCACGGAAGGGTAAGACCGCCACAAGGGGCTTGCCTGTGCGCTGTATGAAAGCGGCAGGCCGAATAATTTATTTGGCTGGCTCCGGCTTATGAATGAAGAAACGGATGCGACCGACATACCGGCGCAGGGCTGAAAAGTTCCGTGGGATACCGGCATTGCGACAACCTGCGCGAGTGCCGAGGCGTTCAATGGATGTGGCGTGGTGGCGGCAATCGTATGATTAGGCCGCTGTGTAAGCAAATTCAAACAGAGCGCAATGCCGGAACCTGTGAAAAAGCGCGGCGCGGTGTGGCGCCGGAATAACTGTGTAACCCATGCTTGAGAGCTTCCAGAAGGCCGCATGGGAGGGGAAAGACTGTTACTGTAGCCAAGGGGCGGGGGCTGGTGACAAAAATAAATGGAGGTAAGTGCAAGTGACATACACGGAACAGGACATGGACAGATGGGTCAAAATCTGTATGCGCCTAATCGAGAAATTCAGGGGGAAACTGCAAGAAGAATATGGCTCTGACATTTTCAGCGCAATTAAAATGTTTGACAAACTGTACGAGGAACAAAATGCAAAAATGCCGCTGATGTGGTATAAATATTGCCCGGCTTGGTTTGAAACGAACAGGAGTGATACATAATGGCAACAAAGAAATCTACTGCCATTGCAAAAACAAAGGATAACCGACCGGAGACCGGCAGAGGCGGCAAAAGGAACTTCCCTTCCTGTCTGCCTGACCTCAGCAGCGATGAAGATAGAGCGCTTGTATCTCAGCTCCTTACAGAGGTACTTGTAGAGTATAGACAGCCAAAGGTAAAGAGCGATGAAGAACTCAAGGAGAGAATAAACGACTATTACGCACGCTGCGCACAGACAGGGCAGACACCAACAGTAGAGGAACTATTCCTGTCTACCGGCTACGCAATTAGCACGGTTAAGGACTGGGAATACGGGAGACACAAGGGATTTAGCCCCGAAACAGCGGCCATAATTAAAAAAGCTAAGGGTTTTATGCAGACTTTTGACGCAAAACTTGTGGTTTCCGGGAAGCTGAATTTCCTTGCATATTGCTTCCGTGCGAAGAACTATTATGGCATGGTAGACAAGCAGGAAATGGTGTTGACGCCGAATCAGCCGCAGATTGAGGGGCTGACCCCTGAGCAGCTCCAGCAGAAGTACATTGCAGCCAGCGACTTTGATGTAAAATGAGCCGAAAACGAGCGACTTTTACACGACTTTCCGTCAACTCCGGGAAAGTGGGCAAGAAAAATCCCGCGTTTATACACGGAATTTTGTAAACGACTATGATTTTGGGGTAAAGCGAGCGACTTTCGTAGCGACTTTGGCGCAGACACTGGCGACTTTCGTAGCGACTTTTGCACAAAAGCGAACGACTATGCCAGCGACTTTTGCGACTTTCCCGGCAACTATGACAACGACTTTGGCAGAGAGGCACTCCCCCACCAGAAGCCACGGCCAGCATGGAGGGACAACGCCGACAGCCCAAACCAATCTGCACCAGCTCCACAGGGACCAGCCACCCCCCCAAGGGCACAGGGGCGGCGCACGATGGCGGCAAGCTGGTAGCACACCGCAAAGCGGCAATGTACGGAGGGCAACGCCACGCCACAAGGCCATAAGCAAGGCGCACAGCGCACGCAGAGCAGCGACAATATATAGGGTAGCGCCCAGAATTAAAACGCCTTACAGGTGCGTTAAAATGGCAAATAAGGCATATAACAAAAAGCCCCCGGAATACACCGGGAGCAAAGGGAAACCCCGCACAGCGTGAGCCATGCGGGGCGGTGGTTATTTGGTGAGCTTCGCCAGGTCGTGCAGGATAAAAACCGGGGCAAGCAAGATCATGAGTAAGATCAAGGGCGGCACCTCCTCAAAGCTCCGTGACAAAGACGCACATATCTTCGTCGCGGACAAACTCGCCTGCCTCGGCATCATACGTACAGCAAGCGCCCTCCTCGTCTGCGCTGTTCGCCGCGTCGATGCAATAGTCAACATTGTCTACGGTATATGTGTCCGTATCCTCGTTGTAGGGTAGCGCCCCGGCGGTAAAGTAGTCGATGCTCCAGTCCGGATCGTACCCGCTGCCGTTCCAGCGCTGTATCCTGATTTCCACCGTTTTCTTCCCGTCTGTAATTTTCATTTTTTTGTCCCCCTTTTTTTGATTGTACCACATCCGCCGGAGCGGGTCAAGCGAAAGTAAACCGGCGGGCGGTTGTCGTTTTTGTGTAGCGGGCTGCAATCTCCGGGAGATCCTTTTTCAGGGCGGTTGTGTCCACTCTGGAGGAGGTAACCGTCTTATAAGTGGCCTTGTGCTCTGACCCCGCCAGGGATTCAACCCCGGCGGCGGTCATGCGCTCTTTTAGCTGGTCTTTTAGGCTCTCCACCATTGCGGCGGCCTCCTCCTGCATCCGGATATACTGGGCAAGTTCGGCCATGATGGTATCAAGATTCATTGTTAGACCTCCTCAAAACAAGATAAAAAGGTTTGCGCAACGCCCGATAATGGCGTAATATTCGCCCGTTTCGGTGTTCTGGATAAGCCCACCGTTAATGCCGTATGTGCCGGAGCTGTAGCCGACCTTCTCGCCGTGCTTCCATTGCTCCATAACTTCGGCGGTGCTTGCGTTGGTCAAATCGTGCGCCATGCCGGAGCGGACAAGGCTTTTCAGCGCGGAAAGTTTGTACTTTCTCATGCCTGCACCTCCTGCCGGGCGATCCGGATCGCCGAATACACGCGGCGGAAAGCCTGACGCAGTGCCCGGGCTTGCACGTCGAGCCATTCTTCCCGGCTGTTCGGCCTACGGTCGCCGTTGCGGGTCTTTTTGAGCTCGGACGGGGTGCAGAGTGCGGCGGCTATGTCTCCATCATACACAAGGGCCGAGCCGCCCCAGCTGTATTGCTCCCAGTCCTGCGCACCGTCTAGGGCTGCGGCCTCGGCGGTGGCCCATGTTGCGAGATCATCGGCGGAGATGTAGCCGCCCTTGTAGTACTCCTCGATCTGCTGCAGCATATCCACGGCGTACCCATTCACGCCCCGGCCCCATGCGCTGCGGTCCTTGTGCGACTCCAGCGTCTGCATTGCCTGTGCAAGTACTGTTGTATAATCCATTGTATTACCTCCCGGCCCTATGGCCTTATCTCTTGCCAACGGCTGCCGGATGTGGTATACTCTCCGTGCTGGCCTGTTGGCTGGTGTGGGGGCGTTCCCGGTGTGCTTTGGTCGGCTGCCGGGTGCGCCCTCGTCTTGTATGTGTCTATTGTAATGCCCAATAGGGTATTCGTCAATAGTTATGGGCAATATAATGCCCTTAAAATATAGATAATAATTTGTGTGGGTATTTGTATAATATGCCCATTGCGGTATACTCTAACGGCGCACACGGCGGGCGGCAGTCCTGGGCATTCTCCGGCGGGTCTGGCCGGGGGGCGGGGGATATGCGGCGGCAGCCGGGGGCGGGGTAAGCCCCAAAAATTCCGCAAAAAATAAAAAGCCGTTTTTGCCCCCTTGTAAAATCCGGCAAAACCAAAAATGCTATTTTGGGCATAAAACATATTGACACAAATTATGCTGTGTGCTACACTACCCTTACAAGATGCAGGAAGGGAGCGATGCACATGAAAGTCGGATATATCCGGGTGTCCACGGAGGAGCAGAACACGATCCGCCAAGAGGTACTGATGCAAGACCTCGGTGTGGAGCGTGTTTACATGGACAAAGCGAGTGGCAAGAGCCGCACAGGCAGGCCGCAGCTGGAGGCAATGATGGATTTTGTCCGCGAGGGCGATGTGGTCGTTGTTGAGAGCATCAGCCGGTTTGCGAGAAGCACGAGAGACTTGTTGACGCTGGTAGAGCAGCTCACAGAAAAAGGTGTAGGGTTTGTATCGCAAAAGGAATCCATTGACACGAACACGCCACAGGGCAAGTTCATGCTTACGGTGTTTGGCGCAATGGCGGAGCTGGAACGGGAGCAGACCTTACAGCGGCAGAGAGAAGGAATTGCGGCTGCAAAAGCGGCTGGGAAGTACAAAGGCCGTCAGCCGATAGCAATCAGCGATGATCTGCTTAAAACGGTGCATGAGCAGTGGTACAAGAACGAAATTACCACGGCCTATGCGGTTAAGCGGCTGGGTGTAAGCCGGAACACCTTTTACCGCCGGATGTGGGATTACGAGGATTCCGCAGGGATTCCGAGACGGCGTTGAGAGAGGGAGGGAGAAAGAGCCATGAAAAAGAGCAATGCGAAGCCCGCTGACAAAAAGATGATAATCGTTTTCGTCATTCTGATGATTGCTATTATAGCTTTTGCAACCAGTAGCAAGAGCGGCGAACAGGCGCCTGCCGAAGAAGACCAGTACACCCCCGCAAGCTTCGAGGAGATTTACCAGGCTTACGAAGATAACGAGCTTGTGGCAGATGACCTATACAAAGGCAGACGGTATGAGGTAACCGCCACAATCAACGGGATGGAAACTGGTGGGCTTATGAACATGACCGGCGGGGCTACCCTGACGATGGAAAAGAAGATTGGGAATACAATCGTTGTATTTCTTGCCGAATTTGAGCGAGACCAAGAGGAAGCCTTGAAAAACATTAAAGTCGGAGACGAAATCACATTTGAGGGGACTTGTTATAGCGCAGGTTCTTGGTCAGATTGTGAACTTGTAAACTAACTTTGCATAAAACCAAATAGAATGGACTACCGATTTTTCGGCAGTCCATTTTTTATTGCAGGAGGACGAATGGATTATCGGAAGATTGCGGAAAGCATCAAAAACCGCATAGAGAAAACGCATGACCGGGAAGCCTACAAGGATTTGCTGGCGTTGTGCATTGGGTACGAAGCGGAAGATTTTGCTGCGGCGCACCAGTTAAATTCCGAAGTCCGAAAGATGACCTCCGAGGCACTTCGTAACGGAAACCCAAAAGACGCGGAGTATTTCTACACGCTGCATAAGCAATCCATGCTGTTTGACGCGCCGCATGATTTTGATACCTTCCTGCTGTATGTGGAGATGGACAGAAAACCGGAAAAGCGTTTCTATGCCCCACGCAGGCGGTATCTAAAGCCCATCGTGCAAGGGTATCAAGATGTCCTTGACGGCAAGTTAAGGCTGCTGACCATTTCCCTGCCGAAAAGAGCCGGGAAAAGCCAGCTGGGGATAAATTTCATCAACATGATGTCCGGCAGAAACCCGGATAAATCGTCCCTTATGGAAGGCACAGGCGATGACCTTGTGCGGAGCTTCTACAACGGTTGTCTGGAGTATCTGCAAACGCCCAACGAGTATTTATTCTACGATGTGTTCCCGGATGCTCCCTTGGTGCAGACCAACGCAGACACGAAAATTATCAATCTGCGTTCTAAATCCAGATTCCCCACGGTCATGTGCCGGTCGATTGACGCACGGCAGGTTGGCTTGTCGGAGGCAACCAATGTCCTTTATTTGGATGACTGTGTGGAGGGCAGAGAGGAAGCGAAAAACCGTCAACGGCTGGATGATAAGTGGGAAGTAATTTCCGGCGATATTTTAGGTCGTGCCATTGAGGGTACGCCTATTGTAGCTACCGGGACGAGATATTCCCTGTATGACCCAATCGGGCATTTACAGGAGGAAGCGCAAAAGGGCGGCTGGGCGTGGAAAGCCATTGAAATCCCGGCCCTTGACCCAATTACAGACGAAAGCAATTATGAGTATGAGCGGGAAGGTAAAAAGGTTTTTACCACCGCTTATTTCCGCGAGCAGAGAGAGCTTCTGAGTGCGGAACAGTTTGAAAGCGAATTCCAGCAGCAGCCATTTGAAGCAAAGGGGCTGCTATTCAATAAGTCGGAGCTGAACTATTTCTTTGAACTGCCGGTAGACCGTGACCCGGATGCGATCATTGCCGTGGCAGACACCGCAGAAAGCGGAAAAGACAGTACGGCCATGCCTGTTGCAGCCTTATATGGAGAGGAAGTCTACATCGTGGATGTGGTATACGACGATTCCCCCGCAGAGGTAACAAAGCCGGAATGTGCAAAGTGCCTGATTGATAACAAGGTGGGAGACGCACTGTTCGAATCCAATAACGCCGGTATGTATTTTGCGAGAGATGTTGCGGAAATCGTAAAAAACGCCGGATTTAACACCAGCATACGGACAAAAAGGACGATTTCCAACAAGCAGACGCGAATTGAGTTTGCATCGGATGGAATCAAGAAAAATTTTTACTTCAAGCATCCGTCCACATACAAGAGAGAGTGTCAATACTGGGGATTCATGCAGGAAGTGACCACCTATGTAAGAAGCGGCAAGGTGGCGCACGATGACGCGCCTGATTCCTTGTCGTTGCTGGAGAACGAAATCCGAAACCGCATCAGCGGCAAGGTTGAGATATTCAAAAGACCGTTTTAAGGGGTGACGCTATTGAGACAAATGTTTGGTAGAAAGGTCATTTATTCGGATGCTACCGAGGTAAACGAGGGTAATATTGCAAATATCCTGCAAAAGGCAATGGTTGTCCACGCCTCCAACCGGGCGGACATGGAATATTTATACAGGTACTATAAAGGCGACCAGCCTATCCTTGCGAGAGTAAAGGATGTACGCCCGGAGATTAACAACAAGATTGTTGAAAACCGGGCAAACGAAATTGTGTCCTTTAAGGTTGGCTATTTGATGGGCGAACCCGTCCAGTATGTCAGCAGAACAGCCGATGAAAAAACCGCCGAGATGGTGACAAAACTGAACGATTATGTTTTGTCCGAGGACAAACCGGCAAAGGATAAGGAATTGGCGGACTGGTTCCACATCTGCGGCACGGCTTATCGCATGGTCATGCCGGACACACCGGAAGATGAAGATGAAGCCCCGTTTGAGATTTATACCCTTGACCCCCGGTTTTGCTTTGTGGTGTATTCCGTGCAGCTGGGAAATCCTCCCCTCATGGCGGTCAAGTATGTCAAGATGGACGATGGGACAGTCGTTTTCAGCTGTTACACGAAAGACCACTTCTATGAAGTGACCGACACATGGAAGATTATTCGCAGTGAGCCGCAGATTCTTGGTATCCCAATCATTGAGTACCCGGCAAACCGTGCAAGACTTGGCGCGTTTGAAATCGTTTTGAATCTGCTGGATGCAATCAACAATGTGGAATCCAACCGCATGGACGGCGTGGAGCAGTTCGTGCAGTCCTTGCTTCTGTTCCACAATGTGCGTATTTCCGAGGAACAGTATTCCGCATTGCGGCAAGACGGCGCAATTCAGTTTGAGGACATTGACCCGCAGAAGAAAGCGGAGATCAAGAACCTTGTTACGGAGCTGAATCAAACACAGACGCAGACCCTTGCAGACAACCTGTATAACACGGTGCTGACCATCTGCGGGATGCCAAACAGAAACGGAGGTTCTTCCACTTCTGATACTGGCTCTGCGGTCATCATGCGTGACGGCTGGTCTGCGGCGGAAGCAAGAGCAAAGGATTCCGAGCTGGTGTTCAAGCGTTCCGAAAAAGAGTTCCTGAAAGTGCTTTTGCGGATTTGTAACGATCTGAGCGATTTGTCTTTGAAACTGTCTGCAATCGAGATCAGATTCACCCGGCGGAACTATGAGAATATTTCCGAAAAGGCAAATGTGCTGGTAACCATGCTGGGCAATGGGAAAATTGCGCCACAGCTTGCATTTACACATTGTGGGCTATTCAGCGATCCGCAGCTGGCATACAAGATGAGCATGGAATATGTCGAGGAAAACGGAGGAAACAATGGAATTAACGCTGGAGATGGTACGGACGATCAACGAAATCCTCAAGAACCGCAACCAAGCGGAAGTGAAAGTGGAGAACGGGAGGATCGTAGTAATCGAAGTGCGTAGGAAAAAGAAATACTGAGTGGGTCTTGCAAGGGCTTGACCGACAGCCGAGGGGCTATCCGAAAGGGTAGCCCCTTTTATTTTTCGATTTAACCGCCGCAAGGCGATAAATGGTCAGGGACGACCTAAAAACGCAAACGGGAGACAACCCGCAAAAACAGAGAATAGTGCTGAGTGAACAGCCTTGTTAAACGCAGGAGGTAATCAAAATGGCAAAAATCGACACCAGCAGAATCGCCGGTTATGCGGACATGTCTTTGGAGGACAAGCTGAAAGCGCTGGAAGCGTTTGAGTATAACGACAACGCATCCGAGCTGGAAAAGCAGAAAGCGGCAGTTTCCAAGGCAAATTCCGAAGCCGCTGCTTGGAAGAAGAAGCACAACGAGCTTCTGTCCGAGGATGAGCAGAAGAAGCAGCAGCAGGCGGAGGACATTGCCGCTATGCAGAAGGAGCTTGACGAGCTGCGGCGTGACAAGACCGTTTCGCAGTACACGGCCAAGTTCATTGCACAGGGCTATGACGAAAAGCTTGCTGCCGATACTGCCAAGGCAATGGCTGACGGCAACACCGATAAAGTGTTCGCCAATCAGCAGGCGTTTTTGGAAGCATACGCAAAGCAGGTGAAAGCCAGCGCGATGCAAGGCACACCCAAGCCCGCTGCCGGTGCGGGTTCGGATGGTGCAGACTTTTCCAAGAAAGCTGCCGAAGCGCAGAACGCCGGCAATTTTGCGGAGGCGGCGTACTATACCCGCCTGATGAATCAGGACAACAACACACAGTAAAGGAGAATGAATTAAAATGGCAGATACTTTTGCTACCAGCTTCGGAGTGCTGAACTACTCCGGTATGCTCTTTAACAAGGGCAACACCCGCACCCCGCTGTCTTCCATCATCGGAAGCCGGGCAAAGACCACCAATCATGTGGAGTTTGTCACCGGTCAGGAATACAGCTCCGCTGGCGGCGCCCAGCCCGCTATCAGCGAGAATGCGTCTCTGACCGCTCCGGATGCAACCGTGGTGACCCGCACCCAGAAAACCAATGTCACGCAGATTTTCCAGGAGACCGTAGGGGTTTCCTACGCCAAGATGTCCAACATGGGAACCCTGTCCGGCGTAAATATTGAGAATCAGCAGGCCAACCCCATCAATGAGCTGGATTTCCAGGTGGGTGCAAAGATCCAGAAGATCGCCCGGGACATGGAGTTCACCTTCATCCAGGGCGCATACAACAAGGCCACGGACGATTCCAAGATCAACAAGACCAGGGGACTTACCTCCGCAATTACCACCAATGTTACCGCTATGGGTTCCAAGCCTCTGGGCCTGTGGGATGTGGCTGACATGGTGAAGAAGATTTACGGAGCCAACGCTCCCACCAATGGCCTGGCGCTGTGGTGCGATGCCGTGACCATGTTCCAGATCAATGCGGATGCCGTGCAGAATGGGCTGACTGTTGTACCTGTTGCCCGTGAGATCAACGGAATTGCGCTGTCCAGCGTGGTCACTCCTCTGGGTGTGGTTTACCTGTACCTTGGCGAGTGCCTGCCCGCTGGTACGGCTCTGCTGCTGAATCTGGATGTTATCGCCCCTGTGTTCCAGCCTGTTCCCGGCAAGGGCAACTTCTTCCTGGAACAGCTGTCCAAGACTGGTGCTGGTGATAAGTACCAGCTGTTCGGGCAGGTCGGCCTTGACCACGGCCCCGAATGGTATCACGGCAAGTTCACCGGTATTTCCACCGATTTCACTGCGCCCACCTATAGCCGCAGCGTGTTTATCGCCAACGATGCAAGCAATCCTGTAAACACCAAAACTGTTACCGGCTGATAAAGGAGGGCGGGAAGTATGACCGAAGCTGAAAAGACCGAGCTTTTAGCTACTATGACAGACCAGCAAGGAAGCGTGCTTTCCGCCTACCTTGCTATTGCTGGTGATAAAGTGCTGCGCAAACTATACCCGTTTGACGACACGATTAAAGAAGTCCCCGAACGGTATCACATGACCCAAGTGGAGATTGCCGCATATCTGCTGAACAAGCGCGGAGCAGAGGGCGAAACAGCGCACAGCGAGAATGGTATTTCCCGCTCCTATGAGGACGGCGATGTTCCGTCCTCCCTTTTGCGTGACATTGTCCCTTATGCGGGGGTGGTGAAATGAGATGTATGGATCGGAACAAATCGGCATTTTGGTATCTCCTGTATGACGGGAAAACTATGAATATGTCCGATGACGGCTACGAAACCGGACAAATGTCCGTGAAATACAAGGACGCAGTAAAAATGCTGGCGAATATCTCCCCTGCATCCGGGGCGGCGCAAGTGGAGCAATTTGGGCAATTTGTTTCCTATGACAAGGTCATTGTCACGGATGACATGGATTGCCCCATTGCAGAAGATACCGTTTTGTTTGTGGACAAAAATCCGGAATATAAGGATGGGAAACCGCTTTATGACTACATCGTAAAGCGCGTGGCCAAATCTCTGAATTCTATCTCTATTGCCATAAGCAAGGTGAATGTGTCGTGAAGCACAAGGTTGTTACCACCCTCTCTCCATCCGGCGTACAGCAGATGATCGATTCCGTTCGGGAGTACCGGGAATGGATAAAAAGCGGCTGCGCAAGGCTTTTGGAGCGCCTTACACAAGAGGGATACGAAGTGGCAAGCGCCGGCTTTGCGAGCGCCGAATATGACGGCACAAACGATGTAACCGTGTCTGTCGAAGATCGAGGAAAAATAAAGGCCGTTGTCGCCGTTGGCGGCACGGTCTTATTTATTGAATTTGGCACAGGCGTAACATACCCGGATAATCACCCGGAAGCAAGGGACTTGGGAATGGAGCGCGGAGAATATGGCCAAGGACGCGGAAAGCAATCCACATGGGGCTATTACGGCGAACCCGGTACAAACGGAACCGTTGTAGGCGAAAGAGAAAAGGGGACGCTTGTTCTTACACATGGTAATCCGGCCAATATGCCCATGTATAACGCCGCAAAAGAATTGGAGTTGCGGCTTGGAGAAATCGTAAAGGAGGTGTTCGGATGATTGATGTGGAACGGATGATTTTTACCCCGATTGCAGAGGCCTTGCGAAAGAAGTTCAAGGGGATAGATGTTTCCGGGGCGTATGTAAAATCTCCTCCCAAGTTTCCCCACGCAAGCATTGTAGAACAGGACAATTACATGACCACATCCAATCAGGACAGCTCTGACACTGAGCGTTTTGCAACCGTCATGTATGAGGTCAATGTATACTCCAGCAAAGCCGGCGAAAGCAAATCGGAGTGCCGCAGCATCCTGTCAGAAATCGACAAAATGCTGTATGCAATGAATTTCACGCGCATTTCCATGACACCCGTCCCAAACATGGACAGTGCGTCAATCTATCGCTTAGTGGCACGATACCGTGCCGAAACGGACGGAAACACACTTTTTAGGAGGTAAATTATGGCAATCAGTACCTATAAAATTTTCCTGATGCAGAAAAGCTCTCCCGGGACCACCTGGACAAAACTGGTGGACATCAAGGAGTTCCCCGACCTTGGCGGTGACCCCGAAATGCTGGAAACCACCACCCTGTCTGACAAGATGCAGACCTACATCGCCGGTATTCAGTCTATGGACGGCCTGAGTTTCACGGCGAACTACACGCTGGCCGATTACAAGACCCTGAAAGCAAAAGAGGGCACAGAAGCGGATTATGCCGTGTGGTTTGGCGGCACGGAGACCGGCGGCGCTGTTACCCCCACCGGCTCTGACGGTAAGTTCTCTTTCAAGGGCCAGCTTTCCGTGTATCCCACCGGCGGCGGCGTAAACGAAGTGGTCGGGATGAATATCACCATTGCGCCCACCTCGGTCATCACTTTGGATGACGGCGAGTAAGGAGGAATTATGGCAAAGACAATGACCATCGAGCACAACGATGTGAAATATGTGCTGGAATACACAAGAAAATCTGTGGAAATGATGGAGCGGCAGGGCTTCGAGATCGAGGAATTGCAGCGCAAGCCCATGACCTATCTGCCCGCCCTGTTTGCTGGCGCTTTTTTGGCGCATCACCGCTATGTAAAGCGTGATGTTATCGACAAGATTTACGCCCAGCTGCCCAACAAGGGAGATATGCTGGGCAAGCTGGTGGAAATGTATAGCGAACCCATTGTAGCGCTCATGGATGATCCCGAAGCCGAGGGAAACGCCAGCTGGACGGTGGACTGGTAAGCGAACCGCCGCCCGGTAAAGAGGGGGGCAATACCCCCCTCTACGCTTACACGGAAAAGTTCTATGAGGTTTTTCCTTATTACCTTGCAATAGGCATGACCTACGAGCAGTTCTGGGAAATGGATTGCGAGTTGGTCAAGTACTACCGTAAGGCAGCGAAAATCAAGCAGGACTTGGACAACCAGCAAGCATGGCTACAGGGCGCGTATTTCTATGAAGCCTTGGCGGATGTTTCGCCCATTCTTCATGCGTTCGCAAAGAAGGGCACAAAGCCTATTCCGTATCGAGATTCCCCCTATCAGGTGAGTGAAAGCAGTAATTCTGCGGAGAAAAAGGCGAAAGAGCAGAAGAATGATAGCCGTGCAAAAGCAATCATGGAAATGTTCATGATTGCAAATAACAAGAAATTCGAGCCGGGAGGTGAAAAGCATGGATAATCTTGAAATTCGCGGACTTGAATTTCAAATCAAAGAGAACAGCGACAGTGCCGTTGCGTCTTTGGGGCGGCTTGAAAAAGCGTTGTCCTCCCTAAAGACGGCCACTTCCGGCGGAGCGTCCGGCGTAAGGACTGCTGCAAATCAGATTGCTGCGCTCAATAAAGCGTTGTCTGGGTCCGGTGCAGTTGGGCAAAAACTTAAATCTATCGCTGCCGGGCTAAAGGCCATATCCGATGTTGGAACCGTTAAGATTCCAAAATCGCTTGGGACTAATATGCAATCGCTCGGAACGGCACTATCCGGGATTTCCGATGGTGATATAGACAAACTCTACAATGTCGCAGATGCTTTGCGCCCTCTATCCGAACTGGAAGGCGCGCACATGCGTTCGTACATCAACCAGCTCAGCGCTTTTCCGGATGTTGTGCGCGAACTCCGCGCCGCAGACATTGACGAGTTTTCAAACCAAATGACCCGGCTTGCAAATGCGCTGAGACCGTTTGCCACAGAAATGCAACATGTAGCCGATGGATTTAGCGCCATGCCGTCTCGAATTCAGCGGCTCATAACAACGACAGAGAAGTACAACAACACGGTAAACAAAGGATCCGCCCAAACGAGCCGATTTGGGATTTCCCTCAAAAACATAAAAACGGCAGCGGTTATGGCCGGAATTCGTCAACTGTACGGATCAATTTCTAAAATGATAGTTGCGTCTAATTCCTATCAGGAAGATTTGAACCTGTTTACCGTGGCTATGGGGCAATACGCAGAAGAAGCACAAGAATATGCGGAAAGTGTCTCGAAAGTCGCAGGAATTGATCCGGGCAAATGGATGCGGAATCAGGGCGTATTTAACACTTTGCTGTCCGGCTTTGGCTCTGTCGCAGACCGTTCTTATCTTATGAGTAAGAACCTCACACAGCTCGGCTATGACATTTCTTCGTTCTTCAACATCTCTGTTGAGGAATCTATGCAAAAGCTGCAGTCCGGCATTTCCGGAGAGCTGGAGCCATTAAGACGGCTGGGGTATGATCTGTCGCAAGCCAAACTGGAACAAACCGCATTGACGCTGGGAATCGAGAAGTCTGTTTCTGCCATGACGCAGGCAGAAAAAGCGGAACTGCGCTATTACGCCATTATGACACAAGTTACAGAGGCGCAGGGCGATATGGCCAGAACCTTAGAGTCGCCAGCTAACCAGTTGCGCGTGTTTAAGGCACAGCTTGAGATGACAGCAAGGTCTATCGGTAATATCTTTATTCCTATCCTGATGAAGCTTTTGCCAATCGCTATTGCTATAGTTAACGCAATTCGGAAACTTGCGGACGCTATTGCCAAATTGTTTGGATTTGAGTTGTCGGACATTGATACTTCCGGTGTAAAGAATCTTGCAAGCGGGGCAGAAGACACCGCGGCTGGTCTTGATGATGCCACCAGCGCGGCTAAGGAACTGAAAAAGTCCGTCATGGGCTTTGATGAGCTGAACATTCTGAACGGCAACACCTCGTCCGGGTCTGGTTCTGCTGGCGTGTCCGGCGGCAGCGGATTTGACTTTGAATTGCCGGAATACAACTTCATTGATGGCGAATTAAGCCGACAGGTAGATGAAGTCACGCAGAAGCTCAAAAATGCGCTCCCGTGGATTCTTGCCATTGGCGCCGGATTAGCGGCGTGGAAACTTGGCCCAAAACTCGGCCTTGATTTACAGAAAACCATTGGCTTGGCTGTTGGAATTTTTGGTGCGCTTACGCTGGTGCAAAATATTCTCGATTCAATCGTAAACGGCGTTACAGAGGAAAACATGACCGGCATGATTTTCGGCATGACGCTTGCCGTGACAGGACTGTATGTCGCTCTTGGGCCGGTGGCTGGAGGAATTACAGCCATTGTTTCCGGGCTTGCTGTTTTGGCCGTTGCGTTTACTGATGCGGAGAAAAATGGATGGAATTTCCAGAATCAAATGCTTGCTGTTGCTGGAATTCTCGCGGCTGGCGTAGGCATCGGCATTTTGACCGGCTCCTTTATCCCGCTTCTTATCGGAATGATTGCATCGTTGCTGCTTAGCGTTACTACGGCGACCGGGCACGGGCAGGAACTTATCGAAGGAGTCAAAGAAACGCTAAAGGGATTCATCGATTTCTTCGCCGGTATCTTCACGGGAGACACTAAGCGTACAGCCGATGGCATTGCTGGAATTTTCGGTGGGCTAAAAAAGGCGGTTGGTGCTGTGATCGATGGCATAAGGGACTGGCTTAACGGATTGTTGGATTGGATTGACCAGAAAACAAACGGAAAGTTGAAGCCGCTCATTACCGGAATTAAAGCTATTGTAACCTCCGTTTTTGGCAGCATAAAGCAGACCGTCGGGAATGTAATCGACGACATTAAGATGATTTTCTCCGGTCTTATCAAGTTTATTTCTGGCGTTTTCTCTATGGATTTTGACAAGGCGTGGGAAGGAATTAAGGACATTTTCAAGGGTGTATGGAACACCATAATCGACCTGCTTAACGGCGCAATCAATATCATCATCAGAGGGCTGAACTGGCTCATTAAGCAGATGAATAAAATCAGTTTTGATGTTCCTTCGTGGGTGCCAGCCATTGGTGGGAAGTCTATCGGTGTGAACATTTCCTATATCAGTGAGAATGTGCTTCCGCATCTTGCAAAAGGTGCAGTTATCCCGGCAAATGATGAATTCCTTGCTGTGCTTGGCGATCAGACCCACGGGAACAACATCGAAGCGCCGGAAGGCCTTATTCGTAAAATTGTCCGGGAGGAATCCGGAGGTTCCAGCGAAATTCACGTCACCATCGTTCTCGATAGTGTAACTGGAAAGAAATTGTTTGATACGGTGGTAAGGGAGAACAACGCCGTTATCCGGGCAACTGGGGCAAGCCCTCTTGTTACGTAAGGAGGTCAAATGGCAATTTTAACCATCACAAAGGCAGACGGGACGATTGTCCCGCTGCCTGACCCCAGCGAATATTCGTGGGGTCTACAAGATGTTGATGCAGACGGAACGGGGCGAAACCAAAGCGGGGATTTGTTTCGCGACCGTGTGGCAAGCAAGCGAAAACTAACTCTATCGTGGCCACCCATGAAAGCCGCCCCTATGTCTACGCTGCTGCAAGCGGTTGATGATGTGTTTTTCGATGTAAGTTATCCAGATGCCATGACCGGAACCACAAGGAAAATGACCGCATATGTTGGGGACAGAACGGCACCCATGTATAGCCTTATTGATGGCGAATATCAATGGGAGGGGCTTTCCATGAACTTCATCGAGAGGTGAGCCATGCACACTGTGACAAACGCATTTCACGATGCTTGCGCCGCGCCCGGGCGGGACATCACCAGCAAAATTACCTTTAACGGCACAACGGAACTCCCTGCATCGGAGATACAGGAGATCGTTGTAACAGAGCAGTTTGGCTCATCGGACGGCGTGACCGTCGGTGCGGCGTTTTCTTCCAGTTGCAAGGTGACGATGTACAAGCAGGATAATTTGCCGCTGAATAATGCGTATTTTATCCCATCTGTTGGAATCATGGTGAACGGGGAAGCGCAGTATGTAGCGAAAGGCAAATACTACATCCCAACGGACGGAGTGGATGATAGCGGGAAACTGTGGATAACTGTCACAGGCTATGACCGTATGGGCAGCCTGACGGACGATTATGTGCCTACCATTGATTTCCCCGCCACTCCTGTGCAGATTCTCACAGATGTGTGTACGCAAGGAAATGTCACTGCGCCCTCGGTAGCTTTGCCGGATATTCAAATTGCTGCACCCTACACAGGGTCACTGCGTCAGCAGCTCGGATGGTTGGCGGGGCTGATCGGATGCAATGCAAAATTTGGTTCCGACGGCGAACTGAAATTCTGCTGGTACTCTGATAGTATTTCTGTTGGGCCGGAGGTGCAGTATCAGGGAGGACTTAGCAAATCCGCAGATTCCCCGTTTACCATACAAAGCCTTGTCACGGGAACGGAAGAACACCCCATCACGGTCGGGACAGGTGTTGGAATTTCTGCTACAAACCCGTATATTACCGAAGCTGTGGCGGCTACTGTTTTTGAGAGAATTGGAAACAAGGCAATGATGCCGTGTAAGGTGCAATGGCGGGGGGACCCCTCTACGGAAGCAGGTGACATATTGCACGTTACAGATGTGACCGGCCCAGCCAGCACATTCCCCGTTTACATTATGGAACAGGAACTGCGTATAAAGGGCGGAATGGTGGCGAATACGACCTGCTATGCGCCGCAGGACAAGCAGTATGTCGTGGAAAGCCCTATTATGCAGCAAGTGAAGCGGGAATATTCCGGCCTTGCCAAAGCCATGCAGGATGCCACAGAAAGAATTATAGGAGCAAAAGGCGGATACTGGGAAATCACGCTGGATGATGATGGATTCCCCACCGGGTGGATGGTTCGAGACACGCCCACTATGGAAGATAATACAAGGCTGTGGATTATGAACATCAACGGCCTGGGGTATTCCAAAGACGGCGGGAAAACCATTTCTGGCGTTGCGCTTACGATGGACGGCGCAGTAAACGCAGACACAATTACGGCTGGGCAAATGTCCGCAGAGCGTGTAACGATCAATGGGCAAACGCTTTCTGATTTCATTGATGCAAGCATTGATGAAGATGGACACCCTGTACTTCGCATTGGATCCTCTGCATCGGAGATTGTTTTGAAGGAATACAACGACAAGATTGGGTTTTATGACGCAAGCGGAACACTGTTAGCGTACTGGAATAACAACAGCTTTGAACTGGTAGAGCTATCGAAGTTCCGCCTCGGTCCGATGTCTATCGTTGTGCAGCCGAATCAATCCATAAGTTTCGTGGGGGTGACGTGATGCCGAGTATCTACGGAAGCAAATCTAAGGGATGGCAGCTACGCCTTGACTATACAGTCAAGAGCCAGAGCATCGAAAATAACACCAGCGCGCTTGATTTAACCTTGTATGTGTATGACGGTACCGGGTACTCACAAAATGAGTCTGCGAACGAAGCGTATTACATTCTGCAAGGTACAAAAACTTGGAATCCGTACAATTATCCATCTACCGGTTGGTATAAACTGGGCGTAAAGTCTATCACTGTTACACATAGTGGCGACGGAACCGGGAAAGTCACGCTTTCCGGCGAATGGGACTGCGGCTTTGATTCGGCCTACACACCAAGGCATTTGACCGTCTCCGGTAGCGTTACACTACCAACAATTCCAAGAGCATCTTCCGTGTCTGCCACAAATGGCACAATGGGCGGTAATGTAGCAATTACCATCACACGGAAAAATTCCGCCTTTACACATAAGTTGTCCTATAACGCCGGAAGCGGGTATGTCTCTATTGCAACTGGTGTAGCCACATCTTACACGTGGGCAAGCCCTGACAGCATGATAGATGCTACCACGAATGCTTCTTCCCGCACGGTGACGATAAAATGCGAGACCTACAACGGAAGCAGCAAGATAGGTGAAAGCACGACAACCTGTGTCCTCACTGTGCCGGAATCCCTCGTTCCATCTTTAAGCGTGGTGCTTTCCGATGCCGCTGGGTATCAGCCGACATATGGATGGGTACAAAACAAGAGCCAGCTAAAAGCCGTTGCCACAACTGGCGGAGTAAGGGGAAGTACCATTGTAGGTACTGTCATGAAAATTGGCAATGAAAATGCCAATCTGAATACAGGGAATCTGCTTACAAAAAGCGGCTCTGTTGTGGTGACGGTAACTACGACAGATTCTCGTGGCAGAAACAAGACGGTTACAAACACTATTACTGTACAGCAGTATGCTGGACCGTCTATTGCAAATCTCACATACGCAAGAGGTTCCTATACAGGCGGCGTGTGGACAGAAAACAATACCGGCGCAGACATTAAGGTGATGTTTGATCTCACCATTTCTCTGAGTAATAACACCGCCAGCATCTCTTTGAAGATCGATGATGAGAATAGGCAAACCCTTTCTGCGCAAAGCTCCGGCTCAAAGGTTGTTTACATCGCCGGTGTCGGAACAGATACGACCAGAAAACTGACGGTAGTCGCCACGGACGCTTTTTCAAGCAGTTTTACCAAAGAAATGGATGTGGCGACAGTTGAAGTCCCGTTAAATATCAACTTCAACTTGCCGGGAGCGTGTTTTGGCGGGGTAGCCGAAAAAGGGAAAACGGTGCAATTCAAGTGGCCTATCTACGCCGAAAATACCGTGGAGCTGAACGGGGAATTGATTTTATCTGATTCCGCAGCGGGGAAACTTCGGCAAGCGATGGGCATCCAAGACTACATCATTGAGCAAGGCGTAAGTGGCAACTGGACGTACCGGAAGTACGCATCCGGGTATGCGGACTTGTGGTGGCGTGGTACAGTGACGCCCACCAGCTACACTACATTTGGCAGCGCCGCATACACAAATACGATTTCCCTGTCAATGCCCTTCGGGGTGACGGGGAACGTGGTAATCACCGGCAGTGCGTCTGATCTGCACACAATCTGCAATACGGATTGGAGCTATGCTTCAAAAACCTTGTCCTTCCGCATGGCCCGTGGCGCATCAATGACACCAACAAATGAAACCGTATCGCTGCGGGTGACTGGCAAGTGGAAAGCATAAAACATATAAGGAGATACCGCATGACAGAAACTATCATTGTTGCACTTATCACCGGCGGCCTGTCGCTGCTGGGGGTAATCATCACCAGCAACAAGACCGCCCGTGATGTGCAGGCCAAGCTGGACACGCAGCAGGCCGTCACCGACACCAAACTGGACGAGCTGACACGGGAAGTCCGGGAGCATAACAACTTCGCCCGGCGCGTTCCGGTGCTGGAGGAGCAGATCAAGGTCGCCAATCACAGGATAGCGGATTTGGAAAGACTGCCCAACCGCTGAGCATCGCAAATCTATAGTATGAGGAGGTATATGTATGTATCGAGGTACAACCCCCACGCTGACATTCCGCCTGCCCATCGACACGGGGAGCATCACGGTGCTGTCCTTGGCCGTAGCGCAGGCCGGACAGGTTAAAATCGAAAAAGCATTGTCGGATGTACAGCTGGACGGGAATGTTGTCTCATGCACACTGACGGAAGCCGAGACCCTGTCGCTTACTGCCGGGAGAGGCATTGACGCAAAGATACAGCTCCGGGTGGGCGTAGGCGGTCAGCGCATGGCATCTCAGGTATTCGAAGTGCCTGTGGAGCGTATTCTCCGGGATGGTGCGCTATGATCGAGTTTGCGGTAACTTTTTCTCCCGGCGCTGACCTGGAGGTCAACATGGGGCAGGTGATGGAGGTGTATGCTACCGAGGAGCGGACGGTGGAGCTGTCTATGCCCTCAGGCAATCAGGTCATCCTGCCCACCAGCAGCAAAGGAATGCGTAAGGTGACGATTCAAAAACCGGACACCCTTTTGGCCGAGAACATCAAGAAGGATGTGGTGATCGGCGGCGTGACCGGTGGCCTTGAGGCACCACCGACAGGCCCTTATATAGCGTATACGTCCCTCGACAGTTCTGGTAGAGTGTTTACCGCTAAATTTCGAGGAACAATTGTTCCAGAGCATGCATTCTCTTATTTGGCGGAATTGACATCAGTAGATATGCCAGACAATGTAATTGCAATTGGTGATAGTGGTTTTTATCGCTGCCCAAAGCTCCAATTGACAAGTCTCCCTTCCGAAATTACCTCACTCGGAGATTTTGCATTCTCTGATTGTTCAAAGCTAGCGTTAACAAGCCTCCCTTCTGGAATCACCTCAATTGGAGACCAGGCATTTAGGGATTGCTTTAGTCTCGCATTGACAGGTCTTCCTTCTAGAATTACCTCAATCGGAGATTACACATTTAGGAATTGTTCAAAGATGGCACTAACAAGTCTCCCGTCTGGACTTACCTCAATCGGAGATTTTGCGTTCCTAAATTGTTACCAACTATCATTGACGGCCCTACCTTCTGGAATTACATCAATCGGACAGTATGCATTCAACAATTGCCCAAGGCTCGCATTGACGGCCCTACCCTCTGGGATTACATCATTGCCAACAGCCGCATTTCAGTACTGTCCAAAATTAGCATTGACGACCTTCCCGTCTGGAATGACCTCGATTGGAGCTTATGCATTTAGGCAGGGTACAGGTCTCGCATCAATAACCCTTCCCCCCGCACTCACTACAATCGGAGATTTTGCATTTGCCAATTGCACTGGATTGGAAACGGTTAGATTTACGAGCACGGTATCCTCAATTCCAAATGGAGTATTTTCCGGATGCCCAAAACTGTCTACCATTTATGTTCCGTGGTCGCAGGGGCAAGTAGCAAATGCTCCTTGGGGTGCGAGCAATGCCACCATCATTTACGATTACACCGAGAATTAAAAAAGAGGGGAGACGGCAGTGAATGTACAATACCGACTAAACCGATAACCAAAGACTTATCAACATTTTTTGTGTGCCCGAATCGGGCACGGAAAGGAGAAATTATGGAAACTTTTGGCATCGCAAGCGTGGCGGTTATCACCGTCATCACCTACCTCGTGGGGCTGGTGGGCAAGGCCAGCAGCATGAACGACAAGTGGATCCCCATCCTGTGCGGGGTCTGCGGCGGTCTGCTGGGGGCTGTCAGCTACTATCTGGCACCCATCCCGGACTTCCCGGCGGGTGATCCCATCACCGCCATTGCCGTGGGTATCGTCAGCGGTCTGGCGGCCACCGGCATCAATCAGGCTGTCAAGCAGCTGAGCAAGGGGGAGTGAGATATGGGCAAGCGCATCACTGCCGCATATCCCATCGCCAAGGCGGGCGGCATCCCCATCAACACCAGCATCCCGGCCAGCAAGGAGACCTATGACCGGCTGGGCGGGCGGGACGTGGCCTTTGTGGTGCTGCACTACACGGGCAACGTCAGCGACACCGCCGAGGCCAACTGCAAGTATTTCGCAGGCGGCGACCGGGAGGCCAGCGCACACTACTTCGTGGACGAGGACAGCATTTACCAGTCCGTACCGGCCTGTGACCGGGCGTGGGCGGTAGGCTCTGCCCATCCGGTACATCCCCTCTGCCGCAACACCAACAGTATCTCCATCGAGATGTGCTGCTCCGGGAACTACCATGTTTCCGAGCGCACCAAGGCCAACGCTGCGGCACTGACGGCGGAGCTGTGCAAGCTGCTGGGCATCTCCGGCGTGGACACCTACGTCCTGCGGCACTACGACGTGACCGGGAAGTCCTGCCCTCGGCAAATGGCAGGGAAGAACAATGCGGAGTGGGAGGCGTTCAAGGCCAGCGTCAAGGCGCTGCTGAACGAGCAGCCAAAGCCCGCACCCGCACCGACGACGAAGGAGGAGACGATCAACATGGAACTGCGTATGCTGCGCCGTGGCATGGAGGGCAATGATGTCCGGGCCGCCATGCTGCTGATGAAGGACAAGGGCTATTACCCGGATGAAATTTGGAGCGGCGACAAGCTCTTTGGCCCCAAGATGGAGGCCGGTCTGCGGGAGATGCAGGCAGACCACGGTCTGGGCGTTGACGGCATCATCGGCAATGCCAGCTGGAATTTCCTGCTGAAATAAAGGATAAAATAAATCCACTGGAGGGCGCAGAGGACACCGCTACGCCGGCCTCACGCCCGTGCATAAGCATCCGCACCTCCACGGCTATTGTTTTGCCGATGGATAACAACCATAAGGCCATAAGGAAGCTCTTATCAAATCTGCCGCCGAAACGTGCTATCGCCCTCGTGGAATCGGTTTTACTCCCAAAGACAGAGGAAATGATCGTCATAGATTGCGACGTGCGCCGGAAAAGCTGCGTACAGGTGGCAGTAGAGCGGAATATGTCCGTGGAAACTGTCAAGCGGTATAGGTGTAGAGCATACCACAAAATTGCACAGGAGCTATTTAACCCCCTGCCTTAATTGGCAGGGGGCTTTTTGCACTTTTCTGACACTTTTTAGGCACTTTTAGGTGCCTGTTTTTTTGTATCATAAAGGCAGAAAGAAGGTGGCAAAATGTACGACCGGCTTATCGCCTGCGGTTACACGGAGCAAATGGCGGCGGATATCCTGAAACTATTCCCCGACCAGGAAGAATTGCGGATATATGTATATTTTGCCGAACTATTCCGTGAAGAAAGGACGGTATGTTGATGGCATTTAATCCTTACTACCAGAATCCGTATCAGCCGATGGGGTATAACGGGCAATACGGCAATTATGCCCCGCAGAACGCCGCAGGAGCACCGCAAGCGTTCGGGTGTCAAATTACAAGGGTAAATGGGAGAAACGGCGCAGATGCGTTCAGAATGGCCCCCAACAGCTCTATTCTGCTGATGGATGAGAACGACCCCATTGTGTGGATGAAGCAGACAGACGGAGCTGGGTATGCAACGGTAACGCCTTACACAGTTTCTCCGTATCAGGCCGTACCTCCTGTGGATGTAAGTAGTCTGGAAGAGCGTGTAAAGAGATTGGAGGACACAATCAATGGCAAATCCAATGATGCAAATGCTGATGGGAAACGGAAGCCGAAAGCCGAATAACCCCCTTGCGATGGTGGCAGAGTTCCGAAAATTTGCAGCGAACATGACCCCGCAAAAAGCGCAGCAAGAAATCGAGCGGTTACTAACTTCCGGGCAAATGAGCAAAGAGCAGTTTGCTGATTTGCAGAAACAAGCAAAGGACTTTGTGCAATTCCTGAAATAGGCCGGGTCGACACGGTTTATTTATAAAAAATTATGAAAGGAGTTTCCCACATGGAGAACGGTATGTCCCTTAGCGATATCGCCGCTGTGACACGGGGAGCGAATGACGAGAACGGCTGGGGTTCTGGCTGGTTCCTTATCGTGGTTCTGTTCCTGTTCATGTTCGGCTTTGGCGGAAATGGCTGGAATCGTCAGGGTGAGTTCGGGGAGTATGCCACCGCCGCCAGCCAGCAGGAGATTCTGTTTGGCCAGCAGTTTGGACAGATCAACGACCGCCTGACCAACATCGGAAACGGCATCTGCAATCTTGGCTACGAGATGCAGGGCAACATTGGCCAGCTCGGCAAGGAGATGGCTCTGGCGCAGAACGGCACCAACATGGCCATCATGCAGACCGGCAACAGCATCCAGAGCCAGATGGCGCAGTGCTGCTGCGAAACCCAGCGGGCGATTGACGGCGTAAACGCCAACATCGAAGCCAAGTTTGCGGCTCTGGAGAAGTCCCAGCTTGAGCAGCGCATTGCGGAGCAGTCCGCCCGCATTGCCAGCCTTGAGATGGACAATCGGATGTATGGCGTGGTTCGCTATCCCAACGGCTACACCTACAATGCCGGCAATTCCCCCTTCTGCGGCTGCAATAGCTGCTGCGGCGCAAACATCTGACAAAAGCGAAAGGCCCCTCTTGGCCGGGTTATGGGCGGGGCTGGTGTCCCGCCCTTTTTATTTTGAAAGGAGATTTTATAATGTCTTGCAAATCTGCGATTTACACTGCTATGCAGACCCCCACGGAGGTTGCCGTAAACGGCGTCATCCCCCTGGGCAGTCTTATCCGCCGCTACGGCTGCGATATTTCCCTGAACGGGAATGCCGTCAACATCATTGGCAAGGGCTATTATGATGTTGATGTGTCCGTTACCGTTGCCCCCACGGCTGCTGGGACGGTTACCGCAACGCTTATCAAGGACGGCGTTGTTGTCCCCGGCGCAACAGCTTCCGCAAACGCTGCGGCTGGCGCACCTGTTGCGCTGGCATTTCCCGCCCTTGTCCGGCAGGCGTGTTGTGCGTCCGGCTCTGCCCTGTCTTTGGTGCTAACCGGTGCGGCATCCACCGTCAGCAATGTTGCCCTTCGGGTACAGCGCATCTGACGGAGGTGCGGGATGAAAGTTATTGAAAAATTAGAAAATTTTATCGATAGCGAAATCCACGATGCAGAAGTATATGCAAAGTGCGCCCTCAAGTACAAGGAATCCGACCCCACGCTTGCGAAACTGTTTTACGATTTGTCCACGGAAGAAATGCGACACATGGATTTGCTGCACGGAGAAGTTGTTCGCCAGATCGAGCAGTATCGCAAGACGATGGGCGAACCGCCTGTGGCCATGCAGGCTATCTATGATTATCTGCACGAGAAGCAAATCGACAAGGCAAAGGATGTAAAGAGCTGCCAAAGCATGTATCGCAATGGGTGATTTTGCAGCAAAAAAACGTCAACCATTTTGTCAACCATAGAATGCGATTCCGCACAAGTTACTCCAATTCTGCGCAACAGTTTTAAAAATTGCCCCGCGCAAATTCATGACATAAAAATCCCCGGAAACCCTTGATTTACAAGGATTTCCGGGGATTTGGCGCGGAAGGAGGGATTTGAACCCTCGCACGCGGTTTAGGCGTCTACTCCCTTAGCAGGGTAACACAAAATCCTTATAATTCAATGGTCTATAGACATTTTGTCAACCAGAAGTCAACCATAGAATTGGTTATTTTTCAAGTTGGTTTACTCCCCTGTGCGCTGCTTCCGTGGACACATGGATATATCTTTGGGTGGACACAAGTTTTGAGTGACGCATGATCTGTTGGACAACCGGAAGTTCCACACCCTTCTTCACGGCTTCCGTGGCCGTGGTGTGGCGGCAGGAATATGGGGGCAAATCTCTGACTCCAAGTTCTTTTATTGTGGCGTGGTAATCATCGTAAAATTTGTTCTCATATCCGCTGTACAGGAGGTTTGTTTCCGGGGATGCAGATTCCGCCAGCCGCTTTATCACCGGGGACATAAAAACCGGGAACACGATGGGGGTGTCTTTTCTCTTTTTTGTTTTCCGGCCACAGCCGTATATTTCGTGCTTGTCGTAGTCGATCATGTCGGATTTGCAGGCGAACAATTCTCCCGGCATCATGGATGTGTAAATCATGAGGAGCATATAGCCCACAAACAGTTTTCCGTTGTCCCATGCTTTCCACATTGCATTTACTTCCTGCTCTGTAAACGGTTCGGGTTCTTTTTCCACCAGTTCCGGCAGGACAATAAAGCGGGACAAATTTACCGTTACTGTTCCGTTTCCGCCGTTGTTGGCCATTGCTCTTTTATACAGATGTGACAGCAGGGACTTCATGTCACGAGCTGTGTAATAGGATGTGGACTGTTCGTTCACGACTGTCTGCAAATTGTCTATGGTAAGCGTGTCAATTTCTCTTGCGATGATAGGCTCCAACCGCTCCCTGGCCTTTTTGTATCCGGCCTGTTTGTCAGTGGAGAGTTTTTGCATATCGTTTTCGCTCCACCCCTGCCACAAAGACAATAGCGTGGGAGCTGACTTTTCAACATTACCCGCAGAATGCGCCGCCGCCCATTTTAGGGCTTCCGATTTCGTTGGAAACCCGCATTTCGATGGACGCTTGCGAATAAGCCGCAGTTCCCCGTTTGGCATTTTTTCTGTGTATGAGTACCCGGAGGCCACGGCCATCCATGCCCTGCCGCGTTTTACAGCTGTCCCTGCTCCGTTTGGCCGAGATCGGCCCTTGCGCTTTTCTGCCAACTGCTTTTTGCCGCACAAATGGCAGTAAATAGCATTTTCGGCAAGCTCTGCCCCGCATTTCATGCAATTTTCCATTGTATCACCCCTTCGATTTGCGAACCATAGAAACGAGAACAGCAAGTGTAATGGCGCTGCTGGCTATCAGCACCGCAATAAGCGCCCATGCAAACACGCTTGCAACCCCACCACGAATCAGGCCCATATTTGCCGTTTTGAAGTCGAGAAACACATACACCGCCAGTAGAAGCATAACAATTACAAGGGCGGATATGGTAACATATATAACCCGCTGCTGTGATTTGATTCTCTTGTGCTGCAGGTCGATGGTCTGGGCCATGCTTTCCACATTGCCCTCCAGATGTGCCGCCTTTAACTCCGCTTCTCTGTTTTGCTGCATTTCTTCAAGCCGCTTTTCTGCCGGAACATCTTCTTCGATCCCGAAATATCTATCCAGCGATACCCCCAGTACAGCACAAATGTCACCGGCGTTGTACACGCTGGGCGATTTGGACGCTGTGGCGAAAAAATTGTTGATGGTGGAAATGGAGATTCCGGTTTCGTCAGATAGCTTTTGCGTGGTGATTCCCTTCCTGATTTTTGCGTCCTTGCAAATGTCGCGTAGTGTCGGATTCATGCATAGTCCCCCTATGTGGGCAATAAGTGCCCTGAATTTGCCGTGCAAAAAATGATTAAAACCCCTTTATGGGATTGCACTGCCCGATAAAATCTTGATATGCTCACATTGCAGACGATAAACCGTTAGGCGATGCGTAGGCAAACCCTCCCTATCCGGTGCGGGGATGGGGAGGGTTAGAACAAAATTTCTATTTTTCTATTTTTGTTGCATATACCCGGGCAACAAACCGCAATCCGGCGCGTATAAGTGAAAACACTTTACTGGAGGATAGCAAAATGACAGAACCGCAAGCCGCCGCTTACATAGCGCAGCTAACCTATGATGAGAAACTTACGCTTTTCGAGATGCTAAAATCCCTTGAACAAAATCGTCAACCCGACGCAACTCGTCCGGGGTTAACAGGACAAGCCGTTTAATCAGACCGGCATCCAAAATGCGCTCATCGATCTTGTCGGTGGGCGCTTTTTTTATGCCCGGGTCGTCTGTTTCGCCCTTTAGCCACTCCACGGATACATTGTAAATGTCGGCAATCTGATGGAGTTTCTTTGTATAGGAAACGCTTGCCCCGTTCTCCCACATAGAAACAATAGAGCCATCATTATATCCTATGCTTTTGGCAAACTTTACCTTTGCCCCGTGAGCGTATTTCCCGTTCTTGCCTTTAGGGATAAGGCTTAATATTCTTTCCAGCACAATATCCATATTCAAAACCTAAAATTTGTCAGATTTGCCGAAAGTTAAATTTCTTCAAGTTTACTATTGCAATCTTGAAGATTATGAGGTATCTTTATATCAGGCCCACCGGAAAAGGGTACAAAAACACCAGCCCCCACGAAAGCGGCTTTTAACAATTTCTTTTGGCGAAGGTATTGTACCGCAGTTTTTGTGGAGTGTCAAGTGTGAAAACTCATATTCATGAGCTTTCGGTGGGCGTTGACTGCGGCGGGGATAGAAAAACCGTCTCGTGCGGTAACACGAGGCGGCGGGTTGCAGGAGTTTCCCCTCCCCACCTCCGCACCGGGCGGGGAGGGGATTTAACAGCAAAACGCGCTGTCTTTGCACTCCTGCAAGACTATTATAGCACGAACGCCCCGCCGCAGTCAATGAAATCTCACATATAAGGAGGGAATGCAATTTGACATTGAGAGAAATGCGGGATAGAGCAAATCTTTCCTGCGTGCAGGTCGGCAAGAAGCTGTTTGTTGACCAATCCTGCGTAAGACATTGGGAATACGGAGACTGGGCACCGGCACGGAAGTATTACAAGAAAATGGCAAAGCTGTACGGCGTGTCGGAGGAGGAGATCAAGGCTGCTGCGGAAGCTATCCGGGCAGCGAACCGAGGTGAGAAGCGTGACAATCAATGATGTACGGAAGTCGGACAAGCTGTATCTGACCCCGGCAGAGGTTGCGGAGATGCTGAATTGTGACCCGCAAGCGATACGGGACGCAGCAAGGCACAACCCCGAACAGCTTGGATTCCCGACAATGCGGGTTGGCAACAGGACGAAAATCCCCCGGATGCCGTTTCTGCGGTGGCTGGGGATAGAGGAGGAGTAAACATGACCAACCAAGAATACAGGGCGCTGGAGGATGCTTTTCTGGCACGGCACGATGCGCTGTGCGAAGAGAAGAGCCCGCTGGAGTGCGATTGTCCGGCCTGCCCCTGCAAGGGTATGTGCGATGCGCTTTGCGCTGCGGAGGTGAATTGATGGACGGATATACATTGACGCTGGTCATCATCGGAGCCGCAACGGTGAGTTATTGGCTCATGCGGCTGGTGGACAAACTGGACGGGAAGTAACACAAACGGAGGGAAAGACGATGAGAGCGTGCAAGGGATTTGATAGAGACCTTAAATGCAGAGGATTCCAGTACGAGGTCGGCGGCGAGTACACGGAGGAAACCGCAGAGCTGTGCAAGTGCGGACCCCATGCCTGCGAGAACCCGCTGGACACGCTACGCTACTATAGACCTGGCGATAGCCGGTACTGCGAGGTGGAAATTGAGGACAACGGACAGCGTAGCAGCTATGACAGCAAGGTTTGCGGCAAACATATCAGGATTGGCGCAGAAATCGGGCTGGAAGGCGTTATCAACGCCGGTGTGCGGTTTGTGCTTGACAAGTGCGAGAGCGCAACCGAGGAAAACGCATCGGGCTTGAACGGCAACGCCGCCGCCTCGGGCGAGAGCGGCAACGCCGCCGCATCGGGCTTGAGCGGCAACGCCGCCGCATCGGGTGTGAGTGGCAACGCCGCCGCATCGGGCTTGAGCGGCAACGCCGCCGCATCAGGCGAGAGCGGCAACGCCGCCGCATCGGGTGTGAGTGGCAACGCCGCCGCATCGGGCTTG